ATACCACTCACACTCACACACTCGGTCATTCCGGCCAACTGCACCGCCTGGTCAATCTCGCCAACATGTGATGGTCCTGACTAACTGCACCACCATGTGGTCAATCCCGCCAATACGTGGTCAAATGCGCTAATACTTGGTCAATCCCGCCAGGTGAGTGGTCAAATGCGCTAAAATGTGGTCATTCTGACTAATTGACCCCACCGGGGGAGGGGAACGCCATGCTTGATTATAATTGGCACCCTCCCAGATACAAAATAGGGCAAAAATGGAATCCGGTAAGCCATTGATTCCAAACGTGTATTCTGTATTGTAAAAAAGGAGGAAAATGGGGCCCGATACACCCTCTCAGAGCTCCTCAGAAGCCCTCTCAGGCGTTTTCCTGTCCTACCCTGTTGCATTGTATAGCCCATCTCCTAAACGCCTCTTGACAGCTCTCAGGAGCCTGTGTTAGAGTGCGTCCCCTATGACATTATCAGCATCAGACCAGAAGAGAGTGGCCGAGCGCAAGGAAATCAACGTCCGGAAGCGTGGCAGGCCCAAGAAGTCCGAGATCGAGGCCAAGAAGAAGGGCAATCGGGGTGCTGTTGGGCGTCCAAAGGGTGATGCAGCGGTCATTAACGAATACAAGGCCCGGATGTTGGCGTCTCCGAAGTCCGCATTGGTGCTGGAGAAGATATTTGACGCCGCACTGGACGACGATCACAAGCACCAGTCAGCCGCATGGAAGCTGGTTATGGACAGGGTGTTGCCATCTGCTGCGTTTGAGCAGGAAGTGACCAAGGGTGCCGGCAAGAGCTCGATACAGATCAACATAACGGGTGTTGGCGGAGTCAGCATTCCTGACCAACCCCTAGATGGCGAGTTTGAGGAAGGAGAGTTTACGGATGGCTAAGCAGTATTTCGGGCAACAGGCCATCAGGGTCGTCGAGCAGGAGCTGGGCAGACCTTTGACCAACCCCGAGAAGCGGGTAGTTGAAGAGGAAGGCTATGTTGCGGGTGACTACCGCGACGACAAGGGCATTCTGACGTCTGGTGTGGGCCAGACAGGCAAGTACCGGGGCATGGGCTTCGATGAGACGTTTAAGGCTCACGAAGACACAGCCAAGAAGATGATCAAGGACTTCGACCGGTTGCCGGAGGGAGTGCAGGGAGAGCTAATACAGGCCGCTTATAGGGGTGATCTGCAGGGATCGCCTAAATTCCGCAGGCTGTTCAACCAAGGTAAGTACGCAGAGGCGGCGGACGAGTTCCTCGATAACGACGACTACAAAATATCGAAAAAACTGAACGAATCCGGCAAGCCCCATGGGGTGCAGGGGAGAATGGAGCGTGTGGCGGATGCTGTGCGGGCCATGAAGCCCAAGAAGAAGGCCAAGCGCGGGATGTTAACCGGTGGAAAATGAGAATGAGGTGCAGGAGAAGGACTACAGGGTGATATTTGCCCAACAGTCCGACCTGAATTGGACTGGCAACCTATCCGACGAGGACGAAGTTGAGCGATCTTAGTGTAGAGCTTCTGCCGTGGCAACAGGAACTTTGGGTGGATTCAACTAGATTTCAGGTGGTAGCAGCCGGTAGACGCTGCGGGAAGTCTCGCTATGCTGCGTGGAAGCTCATCATCAACGCCCTGAGCGACAAGCCCGGGCAGGTGTTCTACGTGGCACCAACGCAGGGTCAGGCTAGGGACATCATGTGGAACCTGCTGCTGGACCTTGGGAGGCCGGTGGTTAAGAGTTCGCATATCAACAACCTCCAGATTACCCTGATCAACGGGGCTGTAATCAGTCTCAAGGGCGCTGACAGACCGGAAACCATGCGTGGTGTGTCCCTGAAGTACCTCGTGCTGGACGAATATGCCGACATGAAGCCCTCTGTATTCGAGGAGATTCTACGGCCCGCACTGGCTGACCAGAAGGGTAACGCGCTGTTTATCGGTACTCCGATGGGCCGAAACCACTTCTATGAGCTGTACAAGTACGCCGAGCTGAACGATGATCCGACATATAAGGCGTGGCACTTCACCTCATACGACAACCCTCTGCTGGACCCAGAGGAGATTGACATAGCCAAGCGCAGTATGTCATCATACGCCTTCAGACAAGAGTTCCTAGCTTCGTTCGAGGCTAGAGGGTCTGAGATGTTCAAGGAGGACTGGATCAAATACTTCTCTGGCGACAAGCCGAGTGGGTCCACCTACATAGCCATCGACTTAGCGGGGTTTGAACAGGTTGGAAAGAAAACAGGCAAGAACTCCCGGCTCGACGACACGGCGATTGCTGTTGTCCATGTCTCTACAGAAGGATGGGTCGTTGAGAACATTATACACGGACGCTGGACGGTTGAGGAGACTGCGGCAAAGATATTCCAAGCCGTCAGAGATTATCAGCCAGTATCTGTCGGAATCGAGCGAGGCATAGCCAAGCAGGCCGTGATGAAGCCCATCATGGACCTTCAGAAGAAATACGGGACGTTCTTCAGGATTGAGGAGCTGACCCACGGCAACAAGAACAAGACAGACCGAATCATGTGGGCGCTACAGGGCCGATTTGAGAACGGGTATGTGGAGCTGAAGAAGGGCGATTGGAACATGAAGTTCCTTGACCAACTATTCCAGTTCCCTGACCCACTGACTCACGACGACCTTGTGGACGCATTAGCATATGTTGACCAGCTCTCCAATGTGGCTTATCATAGCGACATGGAGGTTGGCGAATACGAAGTATTGGACTTTCACGCAGGATACTAGGATAACATGACTGACATTTTTGAAAGCGATGTGCTGATGGCCGACGAGAGCCTAGCCGACTGGGTGATGACCAAGTGCGACAACTGGCGCAATCACTACGAGGGCAACTACGCCGACAAGCATCAGGAATACTACAGGCTGTGGCGTGGTATCTGGGCGCAGGAGGATTCCACCAGAGCATCAGAGCGCAGCAGGATCATCGCTCCGGCGCTGCAACAGGCCGTAGAGTCTAACGTTGCGGAAATGGAAGAAGCTACATTCGGCAGGGGTCGATGGTTCGACATCTCTGACGACATGATGGATCAGGACAGCGCAGACGCCATGTTCCTGAGAAACAAACTGGAGGAGGACTTCGCGTACAACAAGGTGCGGAAGGCCGTCTCAGAATGTCTGATTAACGCTGCCGTGTTCGGTACAGGCATCGGTGAGCTGGTTATCGAGGAGCGTCCTTACGCTGCGCCAGCTACTCAACCACTGATGGATGGTCAGTTGCAGGCGTTTGGCGTGAACATCACAGAGCGTGTCTGCGTCAAGATGAACCCTGTGCTGCCCCAGAACTTCCTGATCGACCCTGTCGCGACTTGCGTAGATGATGCGATGGGTGTTGCTATCGATGAGTTCGTATCGGCGCACCACGTTGATCAGCTTCAGGAGCAGGGCGTCTACAACGATGTGCCTGTCGGTACGGCTTCACCCGATGCTGACATCGAGCCAGACCAAGACTTGACCGTCTACCATGACGACAAGATCAGGCTGACCAAGTACTACGGCCTCGTGCCTCGCGACATTCTCGCCAAAGAGACTGAAGTAGAGGGTGAGGACATGTACGTGGAAGCCGTCGTCGTAATCGCTAATGGTGGCGTCCTGCTCAAAGCCGAGGAGAATCCGTACATGATGCAGGATCGTCCGGTTGTCGCATTCCCGTGGGATGTGGTTCCCGGTCGATTCTGGGGTCGAGGTGTGTGCGAGAAAGGGTACAACTCGCAGAAGGCTCTGGATGCAGAGATACGCGCTCGCATCGACGCTCTGGCCCTCACAGTGCACCCGATGATGGCCGTAGACGCCACACGTATGCCGAGAGGTGCTAAGCCAGAGATTCGTCCGGGCAAGATGCTGATCACCAACGGTGACCCGCGTGAAGTCCTGCACCCGTTCAACTTTGGTCAGGTAAGCCAGATCACGTTCGCTCAAGCCGCATCGCTTCAGCAGATGGTGCAGCAGGCTACAGGCGCAGTAGACTCAGCCGGCATTGCTGGTCAGGTCAACGGTGAAGCCACCGCTGCGGGCATCTCTATGTCTCTGGGTGCCATCATCAAGCGGCACAAGCGAACACTGATTAACTTCCAAGATTCATTCCTGATCCCGTTCGTCAAGAAGGCTGCACACCGATACATGCAGTTTGACCCGGAATCATACCCTGTATCAGATTACAACTTCCGAGCAACCTCCACCCTAGGCATCATCGCCCGCGAGTACGAGGTCACGCAACTGGTACAGCTCTTGCAGACCATGCCGCCGGATTCGCCACTGTACTCCACACTGGTCGAGTCTATCATCGACAATATGAACCTCGCCAACCGCGAGGAGCTGATCGCCTCTCTGCGTCAAGCTAACCAGCCTTCGCCGGAAGCGCAGCAGGCCCAGATGGCTATGCAGCAGGCTCAACTGGACTTCCAGAACGCTCAGACGCAAGCTCTACAGGCATCTGCTCAAGAGTCTATGTCACGCGCTCAGAAGTACGCCACAGAGACTCAGTACATTCCTATGGAGGTCGAGATCGACAAGATGGCCGCTGCCACCAAGAACCTGCAAGCCGGCGATTCCGATGATAAGGAGTTCGAGCGCAGGATGCGGGTAGCCGAGTTGTCCCTGAAGGAGCGCGACCTCCAGATCAAGGAGGGTGAGGCCGAGCAGGCAAAGGCAGACGCAGAAAACGGGGTTGCAGCCGAGATGGAGCTGATGCGGAGGCTTTCTGGTGAGTAAATTTTCCACGGACGGGAAGATACTTGCGGTATTTGATGCGCTGGAGCGCAAAATCGCAGACGTTGCTAAGAGCAAGGGT